GGTCGGCTCCGCGCGATATTTGTCTCTGTGTAGGAGAATTTTAACAGTTGAAAGTTTATTTCCAAAGGACAGAAAGGAGAGGACGTGATGGCGAGTGAAAAACCACGTGTGAAATTTAATAAAGCTGGTGATTTGCTAGTATCTAGTGCGCAATTATGCGACCTTCTTCGAGTAACTCCTGAGATTATTTCGAGACACCACAAATCGGGCATGCCTAAAGCTGCAACAGGTTGGTGGAACCTCCGTGAAGTTCTCGTATATCTTGGCCAAGCCAAGGGGGATAAATCTAAAGACCAATCAGCGGCCACACGAAAGCTAATTGCTGAAGCTGACTATAAAGAGTCTCGAGCTGCTCGTGAAAAGAAATTACTCGACGTGTTAAACGGTGAGTACGTATCTCGTGCAGACGTAGCGAAAGAATGGTCTGCTCGTATCTTAGAATTAAAGTCCTCTCTCATCAAACTTGGTAAACGAGTAGGGAGTGAGTTCACTGATCCAGAAGAACGAGCGACGGTGGAAAGGGTGGTGAGCGAAGTTGCCGAAGACTACCTCGAAAGTTACTCGCGCAAAGGCGAGTACACGCCGGAAGTCAAAACCGGTAAAAGCAGAGCCAAGAGTTAATTGGTTCCAGGAAGAGCTCGACGCGTTTAAACCACCGGAACGATACACCGTGTCAGAATGGGCTGACAATTTCAGGGTATTAACAAATATATCCGCAGAACCAGGTAGGTGGAGAACGAATCGAACTCCATATCTAAAAGAGCCTATGGACAAATTTACAGACCCTCTAATTGAACAGATTGTACTGTGCTTTGGTGCGCAAATCGGTAAGACTGAAGCAGAGCTCAACATGATAGGGTATGCATTAGACCAAACACAATCACCAGTTATGATGGTCTACCCAACAGATACTATCGCTAAATTTGCTAGTGATAAGCGAGTACAACCGATGATTAAATCGGTTAAATCTATTAGTGATAATTTTGACGAGAATAGTAAACTGCTTGAATTGGATTTCAACAACGGCAATTATATGGTACTGGTCGGGGCGAACTCACCAAGTAGTTTATCAAGCCGGTCAATCAAGTATCTATTCTTTGACGAAATAGACAAATACCCCGCCTTTTCAGGTAAGGAAGCTGATCCAATAAAACTTGCGAAGGAACGTACTAAAACGTTCGTTGACAAGAAAATAGTAATGGTATCTACGCCTACTGTAGAGTCGGGTAATATTTGGCAGGCGCTCATGAATGCAAATGAGCGCAGGCAGTATTACGTGCCATGTCCACATTGCGGAGTGTCGCAGACCCTCAAGTTCAAGCAGATAAAATGGCCAGACGAACACAACGATAATGCGGACATGATACGTGATACAGCGTATTACGAATGTGAACATTGCGGCGGACACATCCACGATAAGCACAAAATGGAAATGTTAAGACATGGAACATGGGAAGCGGTAAATGCATCGCAAAGCAAAGTCCGCTCAATTTCGTATCACTTATCGTCGATATATTCGCCGTGGGTCACGTTCGGAGACGTTGCGTACGAGTTTAAGACTTCCAAGGGTACACCTGCCTCGTTAATGAACTTTATTAACTCATGGCTAGCGGAACCTTGGCGAAGTGCTAAAACTAAGAGTACGCAAAATATGCAATTTACAGAATCTACGTATCCGTGCGGTATCGTTCCAGATAAGGCAGTATTACTTATTGCATCTGTAGACGTACAGCTTGACCACTTCTGGTGGGAAGTAAGGGCCTATGCTCCCGGTGTTAAGTCTTACCTGATTGATTACGGGCAGGCAAGCACTTGGGACGATTTAGAGGAAATCATTATTCATCGAGAGTATCCATCGGAGTATGGCGAACCTCGTCAAATAATGAAAGCAGGCATTGACTCCGGCTTTAGAACAGATGAAGTATATCAGTTCTGTTCAAGATTCCCGGAAGTATGTATCCCTCTTAAAGGCTCGTCAAATCATACTACGATGACAGCACCATACACAATGACATCATTAGAGAAGGGTGTTGTAGGTGGATTAAAGCTATACGTATTGAATACAGATTATTGGAAAGACTTCATATTCGCGAGAATGGTAAGACCAATAAACGAAGATGGTACGATCCATTTATACAAAGATTGTCCGCAAGAGTACTCAGACCATCTAAGGTCAGAGGAAAAGCAGGAACATCGAAATGTAAAAACAGGGGCGGTAACAGTCCAGTGGAAACCACTCACGAGCCATCCTGTTAACCATTTACTTGATACATGTACTTACAACGCAGCAGTAGCAGATATTGCCGGCGTTAAATATTTAATGGAGCCAGAACCTTATGAGGAAACTGAAGAGGTCCAAACATACGAGGACTACAGCGGAGGCATAGGGAATACTGGCCATTGGTTTAGATAGGAGGTGAACCATGAGCGATGTAAATGAACAACTTGAACGTGTCCGTCAAGTCATCGAGGATATCGAAACTAAAGGATATTCCGAGTTACAAATTGGTGGTAAACGATTCAAGACGATTGACTTGCCTGTACTTTACGCACGCGAACAAACGCTAATGCAACGAGTACATGAAGAGTCCAATGGGTATCAAGCTGATGCATTCGTGACATGGGGTGGACGATGAACATTATTGATAAAGTAATCGGTTGGGTTAGTCCACAACGTGCGTATGAACGCCAAGCCTACCGCGATGCATTGCGTCAATATGATGCGGCATCTATGGATAGGCTAAACAGTGATTGGCAACCGGCGTATGGGACCGCGGAACAACTTGCAACAGGTTCACGCGATATCATACGTGGTCGAGCAAGAGCTGCCGAGATGAACAGTGACTTAGCAGAAGCTGCAGTAATTGCACTGCTACGAAATGTAATTGGTGCGGGGATTGTTCCACAAGCTAAAGTGCGAAACCGCAATGGTAAATTAAACAACGATCTTAATAAGAAAATCGAGAAAGCATGGGCCAAATGGGCTGAACCTGAAAACGCTGACATTAGGGGCATTTCTAATTTCTATGAACTACAAGAAATGGCACTAAGACGTATGGTGTACGACGGCGAGATTTTAGTTAATAAGACTTCGCAAGGCTCGTACTTACCATTATCCATTCAGTTGATAGAGGCCGAGAATATTGGCGCAGTAAGTATCACAAACGGCAAGAATAATATCATCAACGGTGTAGAAGTTACCGAACATGGTAGACCAGTAGCGTACCATATAAGCCAAACAGACCCAATGGGGCTACGTTCTTTTGATACGGTTCGGTTAACAACAGACCAAGCCTTTTTGCTATTTAAGCCTAAGCGCCCATCTCAAATTAGGGGCATAAGCTTATTGGCGTTAGTATTGCGTAGGATTCACGATATCGACGAGTACATGGATGCTGATTTAATCGCCGCACGAGTTGCAGCGTGCTTTAGTGTTTTTGTAACCTCTCAAAACTCCGCAAGACAAACGTCCATGCTACCAAGAGATAGCAAAGGCAGACCTAATATCACAATGGCACCAGGCATGGTTAGACACCTAAGTCCTGGCGAGTCCATCGAGTTTGCAGACCCTAAGCGTAACGCTGGTACTGCAAGCGAATATTCAGCAACTCAGACTAGACGCGTAGCGTCCGGTCTTGGTATGAGCGCTGACATCGTAGCGCGTAATATATCTGGGAATTTCTCAGCTGCAAGGCAAAACTTGTTAGAGGACCAAAAGACATTCCGTCAAGTGCAGAAATTTGTAATCACACACTTCTGTATGCCGATTTGGAAAGCCTTTATTGACGCCCTTTACTTAGCAGGTGAATTACCTTCTGACTACTTAGGGAACAAGGACAAATACCAAGAGGTAGCTTGGCTTGCTCCAGGGTGGTCATGGATTGACCCTGTTAAGGAAGTTAACGCTAATAAAGAGGCTATCAAATCCGGTCTTACAACTTTAGAGGATGTGTGCGCATCATCTGGACGAGATTGGGAAGAAGTTCTTGAACAACGGAAACTCGAACAGGATAGAGCCAAGGAGCTCGGGGTGTTACTAGATTATTCCAGTGAGTTGCAACCGCTAACGATGGGCGATGATGACACTACACAGGAAGGAGCTGATGGCTAGTAATGAGTGAACATCAAAAGCGTAGTGTTCTTGGCAACTATTGTCGAGAAACTACTATTGATCAAGTCGATACCGATAGTCGGACAGTAGAATTATCTTTCTCTTCCGAAACGCCATATGGCCGTTGGTTCGGCGATGAAATCCTTTGCCACGATGAAGAGTGCATCAACCTTGAGCGCTTTTCCAATGGCTTAGGTACGGTATTGTTTAACCATGATCGTGACGCAGTTGTAGGTCATATCGAGAAGGTATGGCTAGAAGATAACCGCGGTAAAGCGTTAGTACGCTTTGATACAGACGAACAATCCGAAACAATATTCCAAAAGGTACAGTCCGGAACGCTACAAGGTGTAAGCGTAGGCTATGCAATCTACCGATATGAGGTATTGGAAGATGAAGATACCAAATCCACTAACGGTCGATTTAATGGTCCGGCTTATGTAGTAACGGATTGGGAACCTTTAGAAATCAGTATTGTATCTGTTCCGGCTGACGCTACTGTTGGCGTGGGACGTAGTGCTGAAGAAATTCATACAAGTATTGACACACAGGAGGATAACACACGTATGGATCAAGAAAAAACTTTAGAAGTTCAAGAAGTAAAATCTACACCAGTAGAAACTGGTATCACACAAGAGGACCTTCAAAAGGCTATGGAGCAAGAGCGTAAACGTACTTCCGAAATTACTGCATTGTTCCGTGACTTCGATGTAGAAGGTGCTGACGAAGCAATTGTAATGGGCGTATCCGTTGACGAAGCTCGTGCAATGGTAATGGACCAATTACGTGCACGTAACAAAGGCGTATCCGTAACAATGGGCGAAGCTGAAAGCGATAAGTTCCGTGCAGCTGCGCAAGATGCGGTATTGATGGCAGCAGGTATCCCTGTAGCAGATGCTGCACCAGGTGCACAAGAATTACGTGGTCACTCTATGGTTGAGTTAGCTCGTGAGTCCTTGCAACGTGAAGGCTTGCAAGCTAACTTTGGCGATAACATGGAATTGGCACGTCAAGCTATTAACTCTACATCTACATTCCCTGCTATCATGGCTAACCTCGCTAACAAATCTGTAATGGTAGGCTTCAATGAAGCTGAAACTACTTACCAATTTTGGGCAGGTAAAGGCTCTAACCGTGACTTCAAAGAAGCTGCACGTGTAGCATTGTCCGAAGCAGGTAACCTTGAATTAGTTCCAGAAGGTGGCCAATTCCAACAAGACTTCTTAGGCGAAGCATCTGCTCGTACTAAAGTAGCTACTTATGGTAAATTGTTCAGCTTAACTCGTCAAGCAATCATCAATGATGACTTGGGCTTGTTCTCCAAAATTGCTACTAAATACGGTTCCGCTGCGAAACGTTTGGTAAACAAAATGGTATATGCTCAATTAACTGGTAACGTTAAAATGCAAGATAACGTAGCTTTGTTTGACACTAAACATGGTAACGTTGCTGCAACTGGTGAAGCATTGTCCGTTAAAGCAATCGCTAAAGCAATCACTGCTATGCGCCGTCAAAAAGGTATTACTGGTGATGCTACTCTTAACATCACACCTAAATACTTGGTAGTTCCTCCAGAACTTGAAATGACTGCATATCAAATCGTTAACTCTACTGCTGCTGTAGACGGTGTAAACTCCGGTGTAGTTAACCCTTACAAAGGTCGCTTCGTAGTTGTAGCAGATGCTGAATTAACTGATCCGGATGCATGGTACTTAGTAGCTGACGCATCTCAACATGACACTATTGAAGTAACTTACTTGAATGGCGTTGAAACTCCACGTCTTGAAACTCGCCAAGGCTTCGATGTAGACGGTATCGAATACAAAGTAGCATTTGACTGTGGCGTAAGTGCTCTTGACTTCCGTGGTGTATTTAAAAACGCAGGTAAATAATTAGGGGGTAAATACATATGGCAAAATTCGTATATGAAACAGACCGCATCAATTATGTGGCAACAGCAGATGTAAAAGCCGGTGACATTGTAGAAGCCGGTGCACTTCATGGCGTAGCAGTAACAGATATTAAGAAAGACGAAATGGGCGCGTTAAAAGTAACTGGCGTATTCAAAGTAGATGCTAATAAATCTGATACATACGCTGTAGGTGACGCAGTAAACTTCGCTTCTGGTAAAGCTGCTAAAACTGGTGGTAAACCATTGGGTATTGCAGTAGAACCTAAGACTGCAACTCAAGATACTGTTACAGTAATGTTGAAAAACTAATTATTGTATTTTTAATGAAATGCGGTCCACACGGGCCGCATTCACTCTACGAGGTATAACATATGCTGACCTATGATGAAAGCGCCTTACTCGATGTATTTGGCGAAAAAATAACATACGAAGGTAAGCAGATTAAGGCTAGTGTAGAAATCGGTGAGTATGACGGTAAAGGTTCTGGATTCGTAACTGGTCTTGCTGATAAAGCTAAGGTGTGGGTTAGAACTAAAGACATACCGCAACCTAAGACTAAAGATGTAATCTACATCAATGGTAAGAAGTGGTATGTGGATCATATCTCCGATAGCGACGCTAAAATGCACTGTCTTGAAATTGTGGCCAACGTTAGGACGGTAAGACCATGAGTAATTCACCAATTACCATTACTGACACTGCTACGCCGTATCTTGAATTTATAGCTAAGACTAAACCGGATTGGACAAGGAAAGCTATGAAGTCAGTCGGTTGGATGATGCAGAAGGAAATCAAGGCCGGAATTAAATCCGGCTCACCTGGCGGCCACAAATATGCTAACTTCATGCCACCTACAATGAGGGCTCAGTTCGAGGCAGCGTTTGGCGCTAAAGTAAGGCGTGCCTATCAAGATGGCGGTAAGGCGTATAAGGAAGGGTGGGGACTAAAGTCCAGAGCTCAACTTATAGCCGGTGGCGTAAAGGAAACCACTGTCGGATATACACCGCTAGGTAAAATGTTCCGAGCAGTTGGGTACCAATACGATGCCAGGTCGCAATCAGTAAAAGTAGGGTGGTTATCATCGTCTGCTAAGCGATTAGGCGAACAGATTGAGCGTGGATACACGAAACGAATCACAGAGCCAATGCGTAGGACATTATTTGCCGGTGGCTTTCAACTTGCCAAGGGGAAAACATCATTTAGGATTAAACCTCGTAAAACGTTTGGTCCAATGAAAACATCCTTACAGCCTAAGTTGGTACCTTACCTAGAGTCAAAAATCGGTGAATATGCACTAGGCAAAAGCACTCAGTTCGCTTCAAGTAGACGAGCATATAAAGTGAGGTAGCAATGCAAACTATTCCACTAGCGGTCATTGCTAATAGATGGGCGGAAGCGGTTAAGGATAATCAGAAGATTACCGACTACTGCATGAGACACTTCGGAAAGGACTTAGGGATATACATTGGATATGACGAAGCAAGTGCACCTCTTGAAGAGGATTGCCCGTGTGTGATCATATTGATGGATAACAAATCCGAGGGTTTGGCTAGTTCATACTCTTACACCTTACAACTTGTATGGGGAATTGTAAGAGCTGAGGCTGAGCGCGATGGGCGTGTAGTGAAATACACGGGAGCGTTCGAGTGTGACGAACTTGGCCAACTACTCATTGAATGTATCATGGCAGTTAACCCTAACTACCCAGTTATTAACATTGACTACGAAACAGACAATATCTCGTGGCGTCCTGTATATCCAGGCAAAGCCACATACACTATAGAAATACCGCATGTAATTGGCGGTAATGTTGAATATTAGGAGGATAAATATGGCAGTTGCTAAACGTGCACAAGGTGCACAATCTTCTCTTACAATGGCCTTTGAAACTGACTTCGGTACTACACCATCTACTGGTGGCGTGGTAATGCCTATTATCAGTTCTTCCTTGAAGGCTAGCCAAAATCTTAACGACTCCTCTGTAATTCGAGGTACACGTAATCCTGCGGCACCTAGTCGCGGTAATATCGATACATCCGGTAGCATTGTGCCACCAGTTGATGTATTAGGATTTGGCTATTGGTTAAAGCTAGGCTTTGGTGCTCCAACTACAACAGCTCAAGGTTCCGGCAAGAAACACGTATTTAAAATTGGTCCAGATATGCCATCTGCTACCTTTGAACAAGGCTATAAGGACATTAGTACTTACCAACAATTTAGCGGTGTACGTATGAATAAAATGTCCTTGAACTTCGGTGGTGATGCTGAATTGACTGCATCTATCGATGTAATGGGTTGTAAAGAAACTATGGCAGCGGTACCCTTCGATACTGCACCTAAGTCTATTGTATTCACTCCATTCGAAAACCTCGAAGCCACCATAAAAGAAGGTGGCGCTACTGTAGCTAACGTATTGTCCATGAGCCTTGATATTGACTTTGGCTTAGATGGTGATTCTTATGCTATCGGTGGTAAAGGCTTCCGTACTTACATCGATACAGGTATTATCGGCGTATCCGGTACTATTAAAGCCTTCTTCCAAAATATGGATCTATTAAATAAAGCAGTAAATGGTACTGAATCTAGCTTGGAATTAACGCTTACTAAAGGTACTAACTCCTTGACAATCAAGTTGCCTGAGTTGATTTACGAACGTAACTCCCCAGGTATTGATGGTCCTAAAGGTGTAAATATCGAGCTTCCATTCAAAGCATACTATGGCGATGATGCAGGTCAATCCGCAGTAGTATTTGAATTGGTTAACAGCCAAGTTTCTTACTAATCTAATTCATTAGGAGGTATCTATGAATATTCAAGGTAACGAATTAAAACCAAGAGCCCTTACATGGACTGAACGTGATAGCTTAATCAAAGCCGGTTTAGACTTCGTATATTGCCCAGTAGATGTTGACGATCAAGTAGCATCTATCGTTCGTAGTCGTGATATTATGCGTTTCATTTTAACTGATGTGTATAAGCTCACAGACGAACAACTCAATACAGTAAGTGATAAGGATGCAATGGCCTTCGCAGGTGAAGTCATTACATTGACATATCAATTACAAGAAGAAACAGAAAAAAACTAGAAGAGGCGTGGAGGTGGATGTCCTCGGATAAGCCGAAGTACTGCCAGGGATGTAAGGAATTACAAACCGCTACAAAGCAGTCCTTCGACTGCTCCGAGTGTGACTATAACCCACCACGCCTATTGTTCGGTTCAAAACTGGCTATGAAGCTGTACAACCTATCACGTAGTCAACGTATTTACCACTCTGGAGGATTGGCAGGGTTTGATTATCCTGCTATACGTACGGTGGCAGAGATAAATAACATCAACCTAAATCCTATGTTATTTAGTCTTATGTGGATATTAGAGGGTTTAGAAATGGAGGCGATGAATAAGGATGTCGAATAACGTAGTAGATATCGTAGTGCAACTGACCGATAAGAACGCTCAAGCCGGTTTAGAGAAAATCGCCGCTACCTCTAAGGGAACAGTTGCAGAGCTTTCAAAATTAAAGAATGAAATGTTTGCCATTGGTGCGAGTGCTGGTCTTGCCGGTCTTGGTTCTAAACTCGCAAAAGAGGCACTAGCTTGGAACTTATCAGTGAAGAAGATGCAATCCTTAACAGGTGCGACTGCTGAGCAAGCAAGTACATTCCTCTCCGTTGCAAACTATATGGGTGTAGCTACTGACGTTAGTACTGTAGCGTTCGCTAAATTTGCGAAGGCTGTGTCTAACGCGCAAGATAAAATGCAAGTTGCATCCGCAGAAGGTAAACTAGCTACTGACATGTTCAGCCGGCTAGGTGTTAGCATTGATCAGATTGAGGGTAAGAATACCCTTGAAGTGTTCAAAATCATTCAAGACCGATTAAGGAACATGAAGGACGGTGCTGAAAAGACACGGGTTGAAATGGAGCTATTCGGTAAAACCGGATACCAACTTCACGGGATGCTGAATATGTCAGCAGATGCCATGAAGCAAGTCGAGGACCGTGCAAGAGCAATGGGGCTCATCATTGATGATGAAGCTGCGAGAAAGTCCGCCGCCTTTAATCGTCAGTTAAAAGATATGGAACAGACCGGTAAGCGATTGGCTATTATGATTGGTCAAGAACTTTTACCGGTGGTTATGGAATATGCACAAGGTGCAATCAATCTAACTAAGTCTTATAGTAATCTAGCCACAGAGCAAAAGGAAGCTATCTCTGGTCTAATTAAATTCGGTTTAGAAGCTAGTATAGTAATCACAGGTATTCAATCCGTTACAAGTGCATTGAAGTTCATGAGATTAGCTACAATAGCGGCCGCAGGACCTTGGCTTACATTAGCAACCGTAGCAGGGCTCGCAGCTAAGAGCATATATTCGGCGGTGTATGCATCTAAGACCGCAGGCACAGACCTAGGCGTTGATGTTAATGGTCTTAGAGCTCATAAGAACTTAAACGCACCTGGTACTAACTCGGCTTACATGGCTAACCATGACGGACGGTACTGGGTTGAGGATAGTTCATTCTTTGGACTCATCAAGAACGATCGTCTAGCGACAAAAGATGAAGGTGCTCAAATCGACGCTGCTATTAAGGCTAAGGAAGCGGCAGATGCTGCGAAGAAGAAAGCCGAAGAGGAGCAAGAGCGACTTCAAAAAGAAATTGACGATGCTAAGAATGGGCTTACTAATAACGATGTACTTAATAAGTTAGGCGGTGACCTTTCAGACGGAGCTAAGGCACAAGAGAAGGCGGCGAAAGAACAAGCACAAGCGGCAGAGAAAATGTCGCAAGCAGCTGACCGATTAACCGACCTCATTAAATCCTTAACGCTTCAATCCTTAGAGATTGACGGTAGTCAATATGAAATTGATAAGGCACAAGCTAGAAATCAGTTTGACTCTAACACTAAAAATATACTCAGCATCTTACAAAGTGCTGCCGGAATAAGTAGCTCAGGCAGTGCCTCTGGAGTACTCGAAGCGGCCAATGCGCAACTTGGTAAAGCTTACGTATTAGGTGCAGACGGGGATTGGGCTACAGACTGTGGCAAGTTATTCGCGGATAGTGTAAAGGCTACGTTTGGTAAAGACGTACCTAGATACGTTCCATCTATTATGGATGCAGCGGCAGAAGCCGGAGCATGGCACCCAGAAGGTGACGGATATGTTCCTAAAGCCGGCGATGGCGTAGTTGTACTTGGCGATAACCACATCGTCATTGCTGACGGCAATGGCGGATATACAGGCGCTAACTCCAGTACAGGGGTAGTCGCTAAGCAGTCTATTACAGGCGACTTTGGAGCAATTACAGGTTATGTAGATACATCTAAACTTGCCGGTATATCTGGAGGTAGTACTTATTCACAAGCTAATGCGCAAGCATTGGCAAGTTCTAACCTAGTAGCAGAAGCCAAGGCTAAGAACGAAGAAGTATATCAAAAGAAACTCGAAGAAGCTGACCGTAATCAAAAAATCCGTGTACGCAAGATGAACGAGGAAATTTCAAAACTTGACCTTGAACGCACAGGTGATCGCTTGCAATTACTCAAGACGGAAGCCGAAGCCCAAAAGGCTCAAATTGACGATAACGTTCGTGAGTACACAAAGGCAGTAGGCGATAAGACATTAGCTGAAAAGAGAGCTAATGCCGAGAAGCTAAAGATTACTGCTGATACGGAACAGAAAATCAGAGAGTTAGCATATACGCAACTCAACGAGGACTCTGAACGTCAATCTAACTTAGTAAGGCTTGGACGGATATCTCAATCGGATGCAGACCAAGTACTTAATGAACAGTTGCGAGCATACATCGAATTCGCTCAACGAGAACTTAATGAAGCTCAGCTAAGCGCTACTCAACGTTTACAAGTTGAAAAGAACCTCGTCGAAGCTCAGCAAAAGCTATGGGAAATGGCCGGACGTAACTTGCGTACTAGCTTAGCAGAAGGTGCTAGACAGTACAGTTTACAGGTAGTGAACTATGGTGACCTAGCGAAGTCTACTTTTGATAGTACGATGAGCAGTATTAACTCTTCGTTTACTAGCCACTTAGAAGCAATGGCTACAGGTACTGAGTCATTCGGTAAGGGGCTTAAAAATATCTTTAAGGATATTACAAATAGCATTATTAAAATGCTTGTTAACCTATCATTCCAACAGTATGTACAACCTAAGCTACAAAGCCTATTCGGCGGAGTGGTAAGCGGTCTCGGTGCTATTGGCGCCGGTCGTGGCGGTGTATCTTCGTTTGCAAGTGGCGGTTCTTTCAGTTCAGCATTTACAGGCAATAGCTTCGGTAAGTTTGCAAGCGGTGGTATTGCTCCTGCAGGTATGACATTAGTTGGTGAGAATGGCCCAGAGCTCTTACAGTTCAACTCTTCTCATCGCATTTACAATGCTAGCCAAACACGTAAGATGATTAGCGGTGAAGGAGCTAGTAAAGTAACGGTTAACATCATCAATCAATCTGGCCAACAACTGGATAGCCAACAACAAGAAACTAAGTTCGATGGCGAACAAATGATAGTTGATGTAGTAGTATCTAGTCTTATGACAAACAAAGGAGGTATGCGTGATGCCATTAAGGCAGCCGCAGTATAGGGTATGTTAGAATTTCCGAATATTCGATGGCCAATATACCCCATCGATGAAAATACACCGGATGTGACTCGTAAGGTTCAGGTAGAAAACATGACGATGTTAACCCATCGTAAGACTACGAAAGCGTTACGATCGTATTCAGTGAATTATAAGATACCGACTTCGGAATATATTAAGCTAAGGAATTTCTTTGACCAGGTCAATACGGCAGAGATATTCCTTTGGACACATCCGGAGACACGGGCGAAAGTAAGAGTTAGGTTTGCTGACCAACTCCACTTCTCAGCTAGTGATTATGGGATATGGGTAGGCTCAATTCAGGTACAGGAGGCGTAGATGTTAACGTTATCAACTGCATCAATCATCGAAAAGAATAAGATATCCTCCACTGGAGCATGGGTAATGGCTATTGAACTTCACCATCCGGAAGGAAATATCCTCCTTGTGAATAACACAGAGGACTTAACATTAGCCGGTAAGAAGTACACTGCATTCCCATTCAAACTAGAGGATATCAACGAGGACACTAAGCAGATGCCTAACGTTAAACTCTCCGTAGCGAATGTAACCGGTACTATCCAACGGTTAGTAGAAAAGAATAAAGGCCTCACAGATTGTGAGGTCAATATTCGCATATTCAATACTAACTTACCGGACATTATTGAACTAGAAGAAACGTTCATTATTAATGCATCCCAATCTAAAGTAGACTGGGTAGTGTTCACATTAGGCACAGACTTCTCATTTTCTCGTAGGTTCCCACCTGTTCGAGTGATGAAAGATTACTGTCCTTTCAAATTTAAGTCTGTAGAGTGCGGATACAAAGGGTACGCACAATCATGTAACAAAACTCTAAAACGCTGTCGTGAGTTAAATAACAGCGTTAGATTTGGTGGCGAACCAACAATACCACAAGGGGGCTTATATGCGTCTAACTCTAAATAACCTAGTAGGGACTCCGTGGAAAGAGTTGCCTTGTTGGGAGCTTGTGGTAGAGGTGTACAAGAGAGCCGGTGTTCAGCTCGAGCCATACGCAACGTATTGGCCAGATATGAACTCTCCTTGGCACGAAGTCAAGGAGCCGGAAGTAGGGGACATAATTGTCATGAACCTCTACAGTAATAATGCTGATCATATCGCAGTGTATGTAGGCGAAGGTAAGATGATACATTCTACCGAATATGCGGGCGTGTGTATCGTACCAATAGACAGATTAAGAAAACGTATATTAGGAGTGTACAGGCACAAGGAGGCTCAAAATGATTAGATTAGTAATTGCTCGAAACCCATTCGACCTTACCACTAGACAAGAGACTCTTGTGCCTTTTGTTGAAGGTAAAAAGCTTAACCAATATTTCACTGAACCAGGCGAATGGGTGTACTCCATTAATGGTGAGTTAGTAGATGATGCCGCATCACCTACTGATGAAGCTTATGTGGTAGTGCTACCTAAACTTGAAAAGCAAGCATTCGCTATTTTGTTATCTATTGGTTTATCTATTGCGACTGCCGGTATTGCCTCCGGTGCGATATTCGGTATTACAAACGTATTAGGTCGTACGCTCGCAGCAATGGCTATAGGTATGATTGGTAATGCGATTATATCTAAAATAGCTGCACCTAAGACAGATAGCTCTAATACCGAGCAATCTGCTACTTATGGGTGGCAAGGGGCACAAACTGTTATTGGCCAAGGTCATCCTTTAGCTATTACCTACGGTAAGTGTAAAAGTGCGGGTATGCTTATATCTCGCCATGTGACAAGTGACGGTGAAAAACAATATCTTAACCTATTATACTGTGCGGGTGAGGGGCCTATTGACGCTATAACGGACGTTAAATTAAACGGTAACCCTATTGGTAATTACAAGGAAGTTCAACTCGATGTAAGACTCGGCACAAATAACCAAGAGATTATCCCTAACTTCAATGATAACTACGCTGACCAACCATTAACGTATGAACTTACCAACGACTGGTCAATTCATCAAACGCAAGGTAACTTATCTACCGCGCTAGAGGTTACTATTTCACTTCCTAATGGCTTGTATTATTCAAACGACCAGGGCGGACTGAGTGAAACCTCAGTCACTATTGAAGGGGGTTATCGTAAAGTTGGTTCTGCAGAGTGGATACCATTACCGATTAGTAACAATGGTGGTCAAAGTGCCATGCTTGAAAAGACAGATAATCGCTGGTTTAAACGCAACAGTCATTCAAGAACGTCTATCGATAATAGCCAATATACTGGCGTTATTAAGGATAGTTCAAATAAAGCCATCTATCGTGTGTTCCGGTTCGATGTAAAGGAACCAGGGCAATATGAAGTCCGTATGCGATGTGCGCACAAGGACGGTAATTCTAACCGCCATGTGAACAAAGTGTATTGGTCTCAGTTAACTCAGATTGTCTATGATGATTTCATTCATCCTGGTAAGGTACTTATCGGTATCAAAGCATTAGCTACTGACCAATTAAATGGTAATGATCCAAACGTAACGTGGATACAAGAGCGCAAAACAGTATGGGTATTTAATACCTACACTGGGGCGTATGAGTCTAAACTGGCTAATAATCCGGCGTGGGCTTGTTACGATATTCTTCATCATTGCCGTAAGATTGGCGATGAGTATGTAGTTAAAGGTGCTCCTCGTGAACGCTTCGTATATGACGCATTTAAGGCGTGGGCTGATAAGTGCGATGAAAAGCATATTACATTTAATTACATTTACGACAATGCTAGCCAAGTATGGGACGCTCTTAAATACGCTGAGAACGTAGGTAGAGGTAAGGTAATACCTTTAGGTACTCGGTTTAGTTGTATTTATGACTATGCTGCTACACCTACTCAGCTATTCACTGTAGGCAATATCAAGATGGATTCCTTTATGGAAGAGTTCCAAGCTACATCGTCTAGGGCAAATGCTATCGAGGTATCCTTCCTTAACAAGGCTAAGGACTACGAGCGCGATGTACTGCCCGTGTTCAGTGAAGAGTATGACGTGACTACATCTCTTGCTAGTCCGGTGCAAGTCGAACTCATGGGATGTGTGGATGTAGACCAAGCCTATAATTACGCTAAACACTACCTAAGAGCGAATAAGTACGAGGTGCGTACTTGTACCTTTGAAGCTTTTACAGACGCCATAGCGTGCACGATAGGGGATGTAATCCTATTACAGCATGATGTGACAGACTGGGGACAAGGTGGCCGTGTAGAGTCTGCTGTAGGTAATAAAGTAATCCTTGATAGAGAGGTTACTTTTGAGTCAGGTAAGACCTATCGACTCATGGTACGTAACGCCACTACGGATGCATTAGAGTCTTACAACGTAACTGGTGTAACCGGTAAGACTTTAACACTTGCTAGTAATGCAGTTATTCAGACAGACGATTTATACACCTATGGTGAAGCTACAAAAGAAGCTAAACCGTTTAGAGTATTATCTATCAGTAAGTCTAATTCTGAAATGACACGCAAGATATCCTGTATCGAATACTACCCAGAGTTGTACGCCGGTGATGATGGATCAGTACCAATCATCGACTACACAACTAAGTCTGACGTCATTAAGGTTATTAATTTAGTGCTAATCGCAGATGTTAAGACGTTAAAGGATGGTACTGTACTATGTGATATCAATGGTACTTGGCAACTGCCACGTGATAAGGTAGCTAAGAATATCATCGTCTATTACAAGCCTGTAACCGCTAAGGAGTGGCAACAGTTCAAAGTATTAGACGGTAGTGCTACTAGCGTAACCATTCCAAGCGTAGCAACTGACGTCAACTACGACGTTAAGATTGTATGTACAAATAATATTGGTGCTGCGTATGAAGGTGTGGAGCGTGCGGTGTATGTGAGTGGTAAGGAAATACCACCGGCTACACCTAAAGGCTTTAAGGTAACGCAAGATGCAGTAAATAGTAGCGTACTTCACTTATCCTGGGAACCTAATACAGAAGCTGACCTGCACGGATACACGCTGTATGACGGTAATGATGTGGTCCTTATTAAACATATAGGCGGTACATCCTACTCGTACTTCATTCCTAATACAGGTAATTACCAATTCAAGCTATCAGCTATTGATACGTCCGGTAATGAAAGTGGTAAGGCTGAAGCTCGTATTACTGCGAGTGTATCCGCTGAGAGTGTGGCTACACCTAAAGCACCGGCTCGAGGCGAGGTAAAAATCGGTAAGACGATCACTGCTGCATGGGACCCAGTAGAGAATACATACATCGATTACTACGAAGTTCGACTTGATAGTAATGTTGGCCAGTCCAATAATCTACTAGCCAAGACTACAGATATCCGCTCTGAAATTAAGTTATCGGCTCGTAGAGGTGCGGTATTCGTTTACGCACACAATCCTGTTAAAGGTTATGGTCCGGCGCTTAGACTTGATTATAATGCTGCAGTTCCTAAAGCTCCGACGAATGTCAAAGTAAAAGGAAATATTACAGGCGTGAGCGTGGTCTTTGATAGCATACCGGATACTTGTATAGGCGCTAACATTTACATCGGTACAGAGAAGTATTTCGTCACTACAAACGTAAATATGATACCGCATGACCCAGGTGTATTTGATGTTAAAGTCGCTTACGTCGATGTGTTTGGTGAAGGTACTTACTCCAATATTATCGGTAGCTCTGTACCGGCTAGTATTGACCCTTCGTTAATTAACGCTGAAGCATTAGGCCTGGCAGATATTGACAGACGTATTAATGAGCTAGATAAGTCTAGTAACCAATACGCTAAGGCTGTACAAGCTATGAGCCATGCGCCACAACTTATGCTTGATCCAATCTTTAAATCTGAGCTAGAGATTGCTCCATATACAAAAGATGGGCAACAAATCACAATCAAAAAGCAAAGACCTTATCCAGAATACCATGACCCAATTACTGGCGGACAATGTGTATTCGTGGCATCAGGGGATACAAAGTATACATCAATCGGATTTGGCGGTATCAAAATCTTACCTAAAAATAAGCCTTTAGAGGGTCAGTTAAATAACACTTATATTGTCCGCATGCTGGCAAAAGTTAAGCCAGATATGACGATACATTTAAATAACAATCATCTCGGTAAAGGCAGTACTTCAGCAGGATTTTTAACCTCTAACCAAGGTACTGACAAACCTGAGGAGTACATATTTTATTGGAAATATGGAAACGAATGGGATGTAAAAAATAAAGATGGTCGTGATTGTGGATATGTGTATTTCAAAAACAATAGCAATACATTTAATAATCCAAATTTTATAGCCGTTATTTATAAAATTGAAGTATTCGCAGTCGATGAATACGATAACAGCCTAGATGATGTTAGGAGCTCAATCACTCAACTAGCCGGTAGTATTGACTCTAAGGTAACCAACGCTACAAGTGGTATGGCTACACGCATTACTCAGCTAGATAATGCGATTAAATCACAGGTTATTACCGGTGATAAGGTCATGAGTGCCATTACTCAATACACAGGCGGGACTAGGATTGACGGTCGGTTATTACACGTAACCGGTGACGCTCTGTTTGACAATAACATCATTACCAATAAGATGTTAGCTGCTAAGGCAGTGTCTGCAGATAAGTTAAATGTTACTTCTTTAAGCGCTATCTCGGCTAACCTGGGCGAAGTAACTGGCGGTAAGATTATCGGCGGTACGATCCAAAATAAAACTGGCACATTTAAAGTTGACGCTAACGGTAACATCGTAGGGGCTAACATTACAGGCTCACGTATTGACGCTCAGTCAATTATGCAAGCCGGTTTCAAGATTCGAAACATTGATATACAAATCTACAAAGTACGTCATGGTGACTGGTGTCCACTCCCAGAAGGCTTTACAGAGTCTCAATGTACGTTTATTCCTGTTGGTTATAAAATGACAGAAGATTATAGTGATGTAACAGGCGGTACTAGCGCTGGTCGAGAAAAATGGGATAACGCTAATGAGCGAAGGATTGATTATTGCGCAATGTATTTCCAGTCTAATATATCGAGCGGATATCACGATACTAAGCCAACCATTGGACTAAATGGTCGCAGGGCTGTTTGCCAATCGATATGGTATAGTTATTTCAGCAATCGAGACGATAACGGCTATCATAAACATATCTCCTTTGGGGAACTATACGTTCTCGTCATTGGTAAAAAGTAGTGTTACAAACCATAGATTAGACGATAAAAAGGAGGACATATGGTCGAACAAGATTTAACACTCCACGCTGGACAAGACTTTTCTATCAGTTATGTTGTACCGCCAGATAGCGATATGACGTTAAGTCAATATAAAGGCGCTTGTAAAATTCGCAAGCGCCCATATGACAATATGATATTAGAGTTACATTCTGTGGTAGAGTCAAAACAGGTAAGGTTTTTTATTTCTGGCCAAGAGTCAGCAGAGAAGAAAATAAAGGGTGGCGATTATATCTATGATGCATTCCTTTATAACGATGAACACTGGCTAAAGATTGGTCAAGGTACGATTACGATCGTGCCGGATATTTCTATGCATGAGTAAGGGGAGGTAACTTATCATGGCTGAAACAAACAATATTTTAACACTTAAATTTGACAAAGAAACAACATTACCATTGTTGGAAGGTTTGGGTAAATCTGCCTATGCAATCGCAGTAGCTCACGGCTTTAAAGGTGATGAGCAAGCATGGTTAGATAGCTTACGTGGCCCTAAAGGTGATAAAGGTAGCGCGGAAGAGACGGCTCAAATATTAAAGAAAGATGGCGAATTTCTCAAAAGCGTAAAAGGTCCTAAAGGTGATGCGGGCAGCGCTGAAAAAGCAGCAGAACTTTTGAAAGATAAAAACGTGTACTTGCCTGATGCAAGTGTAGATACAGTATTGTCTAAGCTAGTAGAGATTTTAGGCGATACTATCCACGTGGAATTCAAACAACTTGAATACTTCCAACCTGTAGCCGGTCAAGAATTCTTAGACCTTAAAGGTGAACCACACTTTAAAGTATCTGTAAATGGCGGTGAAAAACGTGTATTTGAAAGTGATAATATGCGTGTTCCTATCAAAGCGTTTGGCGAAGATGATATCAAAGTATCCTACTTTGACCTTGCAGACCGTGAAGTAGGCGTTATCTCTATCAAAGGTCTTGAAACTACTGCGGCCGATGATGCTTACACAGACGCAACAGGCGCTAAGTTTACTAAATTCGGCAAGAAATTAGTATTGCGTTTAGCTGACTATAATGGCCGCACTTTCAACTGGCTTGGCAAATGGGATAAATCCACTATCGAAGCTCTCGAAATTATCAGCGACACAAAGAAAATTATTATTGATGATGATACTAATGGAAATAAATATAACGGCTTAACATTTATTATTAAAAAACCTCAAAACGTTGACATGTCTACTTTCGTAGAACAAGGCACAGTTACAATTACAACCGCAGAACGTAGCTTTAAACTTGTAATTCGTGGTACTACAAATTGGAATGGCGCCACTTACGAACCTGGTGACGCTTTATAAGATATACTTAGTCCATAGTTAGCACAGAGTAAGGAGGTGCGTATCCCATTTGGACATGGCAGTTTGAGTTAAACGATTTGCTTACGACGTTAACTATCGTAGGCATCGTAGCAGGTGCAGGATATCGGCTTCTGATAGTTCCTCTATTAGACCGTTTGGAAGCACAACGAATACAGGATAATATATCCTTCACGAGTAAGTGGGATACACTCTTTGATACTCTTAATGAGTTAAAAGAGGATATGAAACTCTCACGTGCTGAACGTGTAAAATCGGAGGCTACCTTCATGATGTTAACCACGAAGCTAGAATCCATGGAAAAGCGAATTAATGAGTTAAGGGAGGAATTACATGAACATACCACCTCGGCTCATGGACAGCGCTAAGAAAGTATTTAAATCTGTTAGGGTGGCCAATATCCACCCTACAGGTGTATTAGCGACGAGGGCATTAGTCCTCGTCATGCTAGTACCTATTATGTTAGTAGTCATCGAATATGTGATGGCGTTCGCCACAGGGTATGTATCCGATGAAACAGGGAAATTAATTAGCACAGGTATTAACATTATTGACCATATCTTTATACCAAGCGTACTAACTGCCCTTGTAGGGTTCTTAGCACTTTGGATAGATAAGGATAATAACGGTGTACCTGATAAGCTAGAAGGGAGTAACAATGAAAGTATGTATCAATCCGGGTCACGACGTGAACCTTGATAGTGGTGCAGTTAACCCTCGTACTGGACGTCGTGAATGTGACGTCGCACTCGAAGCCGGTGAACTTCTCCAAACATACCTAAATCAAGCCGGATGTCAAACCGTGCTTGTACAAGACGATGACCTTGGTTACGTCTGCCATGTATCTGATGATTTTGATGCGGATATCTTTGTATCATTACATTGTAACGCATTCAATACTCAGGCACGTGGTACTGAAACACTGTATAAGTCTTTCAATGGTCAACGATTGGCCAATGATATTCAAAGCCAAATCATCCGCAGCATTAACACCGTAGACCGTGGCGTTAAGAAACGTGATGACCTTTGGGTACTTAACGGAACTAACGCAGTGGCCGTACTAGTAGAAATGGCGTTTATCGACAATGACGATGATTTGGAAATGCTTAACAACGACCTTGATACGATTGTACGTGCTATCGCTAGGGGGATAACAGACTTCGCAGGAGGTATGTAATGTATGAAAAAATCAAGACTACACTTACTAGCTATCCTAGGTCTTATTATATTGTCGGTGCTATTGTGCTCCTATCCGGCTTTTGCCTCTGGTACATCTTCTACCAACCAAGCGGAGCAGACTATCAGCGTACCCTTAACGCAGTGGAACGAGCTCAAGAGCAACAACGAGAAAGCATTAAGCTTAATCGAGACATCCAGTCTGCCATTGACCGAAGCGCAGAGCTTGGTTATGAAGCAAAGGGAAGAATTGAACGAAGCACACAATACAATCACAAAATTGGAGAACGAATTACAAACAGCCAAGGTAGACTTAATGAAGCAAGAAGTTACCTTGAACGAAATGCAGAACTCTTTAGACGGATTGAAGAACAAGGTCGAGAACGACAAGAAAACTATCAAACGTCTACGGATGCAACGCAACCTATCCCAGGTGATAGGGGCGGGAGCGATAATCGGAATATCGATTCGACGATGAAATAGAGGTGATCCAATTATCTCCTGAGCATGAGCAGGTGGACTCATGGTAGTATTGTCAGAGTGATAAATATACTATATAATTGGAATGATAAACGCTTAAAATCTATTAAAAATTTAGACAGTAGCTCAACCGTGGCTCACCCTTAAAATATAAAAATGCAGTACTTATAAGGCTTTGTGGCGGTTAGCTATTATTGTTCGAGGAGAATAGATAAAAATTAAGAACCCAGTAGACACGCAGTTTACTGGGTTCTTTTCTATTTGAAATCTTATAAAATTGTCAAAATCTTTAACGGTAGCTCACCTGTGGCTCACCCTTTTCAAGGTCAATAGGTACTGGCAATTTATTCACTGCATCTACATATTGGGATACTGTCTTATGGGTATAAATAGATTGGGTAATATCCTTAGCCGTAGAGTGGCCAACAATATGCTTAACCAATATCTCAGGTATGTCAGCATTGCTACACATAGTAATAAACGTATGACGGGTATCATGTGGTACGTGTGAGCCTAATTGCCATTCTTCACATGCTCTAGTAAACTCATCACGATAACGATGTTTAGCCCAACCCGTCACGAGCTTTTCTGAACGTTTGAATTTAGCAGTTGTATATAGCTCTTCAATAAATGGGTAAATACATTCGGCAATAGGTATAGCACGATCACGTCCGGCATCCGTTTTAGAACCACCAATCATATATCGGCCTTTTAGATGTACATTATCAGTCTGAAGTGCGAATAGCTCGGAAATTCTTAAACCAGTGTAAATAAAGATTAATAAAAACCGTGCTATTTGCTCGTTTTGATGTTGCCATAGAGTGTTTATATTAGACAACGTGAAAACGTTCGCCTTGCGTGTTTCTCGTGCATTTTTTGAGATTATAATGTCATTCATATAATTTTTAGTAATGATTTCATGTTTAATAGCCACATTCATGACTCGAATGAGAATTGACTTTGTATTCTTTTGGTATGAATAGGTGAAATCATTATCGTCAAAAAATGACTGTACATGGATGGCACGTATGGTACTAACATCTAATTGAAGTAAGTGACTAAAATGTCTACGTGCAATATCAATACTTTGGATACGTCCTTTAGATAGCCCCTGGCGCTCAGACTCTTCTAATGTCCATTCAAAGACCTGTCCAAAAGTAGTTATCTTACGTTCTTCAAATGCATCTGGATTAGTAGCATAAGTAGAGAGTGCTTGATAGGCTTCGCTCTGAGTGGCAAATGTACCTAATGATTTCTTAATAGGCTTACCATCTTCAGTCCATCCGATCGTGATTACTGCACGGTATGGCTTGCGTAATTTCTTATGTTTTAATTTATATACGGTACCTGAACCGTTGGCTCGTTTCATGGCCATAATTATATACCTCCTATAATACCCCTATCGTGTGATAGGGGTATTATTTTATTTAGATAGTTTATTTACATCTAAGTTATTATCAACAATATCTCCGAGTTTATAAAGGGTTAGCGCAGTCTTTAACTGTTCAACTTCTTCAGAGGATAGGGCGTAGTCCTTATAATATTGCGGCCCTCGATATCTGATGATTGGATTATCACCTTGCGTTAAGATGCGCAATCCTTCCTCTATTTCTGGGATTGTTAGCAAGGCATACTCATAGGTTCCGGAATCATCTAATCTGATATTTTTGCCTCCACCGCTTTGCCCCGCAATGACGCCACGCATTGTGTAATCATATTTACCTGCAGAACTGGAGAACGTTAATTTATCCCAAAATATCCAATTTGTAGATATATCTAATGGGGAGAATGTAACAAATTTGACAAAAGGTCCTGTTAAATGACCCGAGGAGTCTACGAAAGCAACCCAGGATACAGCGTTGCTAGGTTGTATTGCTCTTTGACTAGAACTGTAGAATTTATATTCCCTGTCTACTTGATCATATTCAAAGTTTGTATTGTTTAGAATAGTATATATTTCCTTTTCTGCATCAGCCTTTTTCGTTAACTCGGCTTCCTTGTTCTTTTCTTCCTGCGCTTTGCGAGCTTCTTCTGATGCAGCATAAGCTGCTTGATTAGATGTATTTTGATGGTAATCAGTTATTACGTACCCTACCAATACAGCCATAATTACCCCTAAAATAGCTGTTACTAACACTCTTTTGTTCATGTCTATTTCTCCCTGTTTATATAACTAATTATGAATTCATTTCTTTCTCTACGTATTCTTTAAACTGCAACGCTATATCTGCATCATAATACTGATTAATAATGAAATCTTTAAGGTTAATTAGCTTAAGTTCACCAGTGAACTTAATGATTGCAGCCAGTTTAATTAACTCACCCTTATTGTCAGACTTTAAACATTCTATCAAAGCTTTTGATAATATTTCAGCAGCAAATTTTTTGGCATGTAAATTAGCATCTCCTATGGCTTCGTGGCTTGTTGCTATCTGTACAAGTGCATCTATAGCAATTTTTGCTTTTTTAGTATTGAATAAATCTATAATATCTTGGCTTTCAATTAAATGTGATTTAGGAACGCCAAAATAGTTCGCCATTAATTCAATTTTATCGATACGTGGATACGTTTTCCCTTTCACCCAATCCGTAAATGTCGTGTACTTAAATCCTAAATCTGCACAGATTTTATTTCTATCTATTCCGCGGTTATTCATTAGGCGCTGAATATTCTCAGCCATAATTGCCTTGTTTCCCAATTCACTCATTATTTAAACCTCTCTGTTTCTCTCATATAAAATGGTATTGCTATACCTATATATTACGTTATTTCCGTAATAAAATCAATATTTTACGTAATTTTTACAATTGTTTAAGTTTGGTTTATGGACATTACGGATAAACCGTAGTAGAATGATGACTGTAAACAAGATGTGAGCATCGAGAAAGGAGGTAGCTTATGAAGTATACATTAAAGATGTTACGGGCTTCAAAAAACTGGTCTCAACTTAAGGCATCTGAAGCGATTGGAGTGTCTGTTGATACTTGGGGGAATTGGGAGCGCAAACGCTCTTACCCTGATGTTCCTCACATTAAAAAGATACAAGAAGTATTTGGCGTAGCATATGACGACATTATTTTTTTATAGTTGATTACGGTTAAACCGTTACGGAAGGCAGACAGATGAAACAGAAAGAATTTGTAGTAAGAATGTTCGGCGATGCAATCTCCGAGCGAATGAAGGAACTGGAAATGACAAAAACGGATTTGGCCCGTGCTGCTGAAATCTCACTACCGACTTTGCAACGTGCACTAGAAGGTAGATCAGTCCGAATGGATACTGTGGTAGCGATTTGTTATGCACTCGAAGTTAACGACGATAGAGATTTCTGGGAGACGGATTATTACAAGCCTGCGCTTGACCGCATATAGGTGAACAGATGCAAAAAGATTACTTACAAGTGGTTGCCCGTTTATGTTTATTGTTAATCACAATCGGGCTGATAACAGGAGTTTGCTTATTTCTCATTATGGTAACGGTAATCGCCGCTACAGTGTGGTAAAGGAGTACTTACTATGATCACAAAAACAATTGCTGTGAGCCAAATGGCCACAGTCCTCGGGTGGACATTAACTGCAGTCCGGGAATGCATTGCCCGAGACAAGTTCAAGTTCGCTCAATGCTGGAAGACCGAAGGAAAAAAGGGCAGAACCTTTTCCATAGATAAGGACGGTTTTAGACACTACTTATCTAATACACTGGGATGGTCCGACAGCAAAATCGACAAAGAGTTCAAGGAGGCACACATCGTATGAGTAAAATCGTGATTTACGCAATCAGAGTTATAGCAGCATTACTAGTTGTAGGTACTGTAGGCTCTATTGAAATAGACCGCATTGATATGTGGACTGGGTTCTGCCAAGCAATGCTAGGCATTACGCTTTGGGTACTCACTGGATACTGGATTGAGGGACAATATGGCAAAAGATAAATTCTGCAAAGTATGCAATAAGAAAATCAAAAACCCATATACGAATTGGTCTTACTTAACCGGTGAGCCACGTATCTTATGTGATAACTGTAAGGAAATACATCCAATCGTTAATCGATTCCGGATGCAGGCCAAATTAACTCTTAAGCACGGATAAGGAGGTGATTAAATTGCGAGACTGTACAACGTGCCCTGATAAAGACTACTGCATTCCTGATGAATGCGAACAGTTAGGCACAAAAAAAATGCCCCAACGCACGGCAATGCGTAAAGGGCACATAGAAAAATATCCATTTAAAGTATATCACATCGTTAAACCGAAAGGAAACAGAACAATGATCGAGTTAAAAATTACAGTAGACAAAGCAGTTGAATTAGAACAAGAAGTGAAAGACCTATATCAATCTATTGTAGGTACGCCTGTTAAAGAAGTAGAAAACTGGACAACAAATGACGTTAAGCCGGCTAAGAAGGAAACTCCAAAAGCTGAACCGGTTAAAGAAGAAGCACCTGCTCCTAAGGAAGAACCAGAAACTCCTGCAGAGGAAACTCCAATTAAAGAAGAAACTAAAGTAGAAGCTCCTAGCCTTGAAGCAACTCGTGAAGCAGTAAAAGACGTAATGGCAAAAGCTACTGATAAAACGAAAGCAAAAGGCGAATTTAAGGCCTTCTTAGATAGCATCGGCGCTGAAAAGGTAACATCTGCTACCGATGAACAACGTATTCAAATTATGGAATGGGTGAATAGCCGTGGCTAAGAAACACGCTTTACTAGGTGCTTCAAGCAGTGCCAGGTGGCTGGTATGCACACCCTCTGCAAGATTAGAGGCGATGTTCCCCGATGAACAATCACCTTACGCTGCAGAAGGAACTGTAGCACATGATCTGGCAGAAGCAATCTTACGACATAAGCTTGAGGGCAAAAAAGTCCCTAAGATAGACGACTACTCCGCTGAAATGATAGAAGCCGTTAATCGGTATGTCGATATTTGCGAAGAGAAGGTAAACGAAGCTCGTGCTCGCTCCTCTGATGCGGAAGCCATGATTGAAGCACGGCTCGACTTCTCTAGATGGGTGCCTGAGGGCTTTGGTACCGGCGATATGGTAATCGTAGCAGATGGCATCCTGGAAGTGATTGACCTGAAGTACGGTAAAGGCGTTCCTGTTAGCGCCGTTGAAAATACACAAATGCGGCTCTACGCATTGGGCGCTTACGATGTAAACGAGTTTTTGTATGACATTAAAACAGTTCGTATGACGATCGTTCAGCCAAGACTGGATAGTGTATCTACCGATGCAATGGCGCTCGAAGAATTGCTAGATTGGGGCGAAGATATCAAGCCAATCGCACAACGTGCTTGGGACGGTATAGGTGAATGTACGCCTTGCGATTACTGTAACTTCTGTAAAGCACGGCACACATGCCGAGCGCTGGCCAATACGTGCCTAGATACTTTCTACAAAAATGGCGGTAAGCTCAATCAATTACTCACTGACCGTGAAGTATCTGACATCTTAGGGATGAAAGATTTAATCACAAAGTGGATTAAAGGTGTTTACGATTTTGCATACGAAAAAGCCTTATCGGGCGAGAAGCAATGGCCTGGATATAAATTAGTGGAAGGTACATCAAGACGTACAATTACAGATCCAGAAGCTGCAGCTAAAACATTACTCGATAACGGCTACAAAGAAGAGGATATCTTCAAGCCTCGAGAACTCGAAGGTATCACTAATCTACAAAAGGTTCTTGGTAAAAAAGGCGTTGCCGAATACCTAGAAGCGTATATCGACAAGCCTGAAGGCAAGCCTACGTTAGTCCCTGAGTCGGATAAACGACCAGCGATTAACACTGTAGAAACAATGGCAAGTGAGTTCGAAGACGAGGTGTAACAATGGTAACTGTTAATGCAATCGCAAAAGAGCTCCGCGAACGAGGTCACTACTTCGATGAGCTCTACCAAATTACTATTGCTTACGCTACTAGCTTACATGTCCGCTACTATGCTGTAAATGCAAGGTGCGAGGCAATAGAAGCGTCTTATACATTGGAGGAGAACTCGTTTGGTTCACCTCCATGGGAAGATGACGACAAATGGATCGCTTTAGATGATGAGCGGTCCGACATCGAAGATGAATTAAATAATTTATTTAGTACAGTAATAGGGTTCGAACATGACTGTAACCCATTTAAGAAATAAGGAGACCGTAACAATGGCTAAATTAACAACTGGTATCGTAAGACTTTCCTATGCAAATATCGCTCAACCTCGTAAAAACGACGACGGCAAAGCAAAATATAGTTCCCAAATCATTATCGACAAAACAGATAAGAAAACAATCAAAGCATTTGAACGTGCGATTGAAGAACTTAAGGCTGATCCAAAAGCAGTAGCTAAGGTTGAAGGTAAAGCAGCATACCTTAAATTGAACTTGCGTGATGGCGATACAGACGAAGCAGTAGCTGACCAACCTGAAACATACGCTGGCAAGTTCTTCATTAATGCGAATAGTGATAAACAACCTATCGTATTTACACGTGACAAAATCAAGATGGACCAATTCGACATCGAAGAAGAAATTTATTCCGGTGTGTACGCGCAGGTAGCACTTTCTGTATTCGCTTACAACTTCAATGGTAAGAAAGGCGTAGGCTTTGGTCTAAATGGTGTTCGTAAAGTTAAAGATGGCGACCGCTTAGGTGGCGTTCACGTATCTGCTAATGACTTCGGCGACGACGATTTAGGCGATATGGACGATGACGATTTAATCTAAGGAGGCAAATATGGAGCTGAGTATTGATGTGGAAACGTATTCTGACTGCCCTATTAAATATGGGGCCCAGCGATACGTTGATGATACAACATTTGAAATACTGCTCTTTGCCTACAGCTTCGACGACGAACCGGTCGAAGTAATTGATATGACAAAGGATCCACTACCTGAAAGGGTAGTGGATGCCTTATATAACAAGGAAATTACAAAGACCGCATTCAACGCAGCATTCGAAATGCTTTGTCTTAAAAAGTACTTCCCTGATGCGGACTATACGAATTGGGAATGTACCTCTGTACTAGCGCTATACTGCGGTTTACCTGCAAGCCTCGACAATGTGTCTAAGGCTTTGAAATTAGGAGAAGCCAAAGACTCAAGAGGTAAACGCCTAATTCAGTTCTTCTCTGTACCACGAAAACCAACTAAGACAAATCCTAAGACACGCAATATGCCAGAGGATGCGCCTGAGAAATGGGCGGAATACATTGAATATAACCGCCAGGACGTGGTAGTAGAAAAGGCAATCCGTAAACGCTTACTTTCGCTGAAGCCACCGGCTATCGAGCACGAGTACTGGTTACTCGACCAAGATATCAACTGGCGAGGCGTGAAAGTAGATATGGAGCTCGTCGATGCAGCGCTTGCTTGTAACGACGAAATTGTGGCGGAGGCCACCGAGTCATCCAAGATATTAACCGGATTAGAGAATCCGAACAGTACTATGCAACTTAAAGAGTGGCTGACGGCAAGATTAGGATATGATCTAGAAACAATGAGAAAAGATGATGTATCAAACCTCTTAGCGCAGGATATCCCCTCTGATGTTCGCAAGGTACTGCAAAATAGACAGGTACTCGGTAACTCCTCCATCAAAAAATACTTGGCCATGAAAAACGCTGTATGCTCAGATGGTCGCATCCACGGCATGCTTCAGTTTTATGGGGCGATGCGTAGTGGACGATGGGCAGGACGTGTAGTACAACTGCAGAACCTCCCTCGTAATTATCTAGAAGATTTAGACACAGCCAGGGAAGTCCTTAAAAGTAGAGACGTAGAAATGCTAGACCTACTCTACGGAAACCCTGGTGATGTGATTAAGCAACTTATCCGTACTGCTCTTGTAGCAGAGGATGGGCACCGATTTATTGTAGCCGATTTTAGCGCTATTGAAGCCCGTGTTATCGCCTGGCTTGCTCACGAGCAGTGGCGCCAAGATGTATTCGCTCAAGGCGGAGACATCTATTGCGCTTCCGCATCCAGCATGTTCCACGTACCAGTCGAAAAGCACGGTGTTAACGGGCGCCTTCGCCAAAAGGGCAAGGTAGCAGAATTAGCGCTTGGCTACGGGGGCGGTGTAGGCGCTATGAAAGCGATGGATTCTAAAGGTGAAATCCCCGAGAAGGAATTGCCTGGTATCATCGAAGCTTGGCGACAAGCAAGTCCACGAATTACGAAATTTTGGAAAGATGCAGACAGCGCAGCAAAGCAAGTCGTGAAAACAGGAGAACCCGTACGAATTAGACAAGGCAATATTAAATTCTTTAAATCGAAAGGCTTCCTGTTCATCGAATTACCGTCCGGTCGAAGACTTGCCTACGCAAGACCTAGACTCGGGCTTAACCGATTCGGTAGTGAATCGATTGAGTATGACGGTATGGATCAGGTTAAGAATACATGGGGCAGAGTTGAGACCTATGGTGGAAAGCTTGTCGAAAACATTGTGCAGGCAGTAGCAAGAGATTGCTTAGCAGCATCAATGCTCAGACTGGCAAAAGCTGGTTACAAGATTGTTGCCCACATCCACGACGAAGTGGTTATCGAAGCGCCAATAGGCGAAGGCAGTTTAGAAGAAGTTATAGATATTATGTGTGAGCCCGGGTCCTGGAACGAGGGCCTTATATTAAATGCAGCGGGGTTTGAAAACCCTTACTATATGAAGGATTAGGAGGACAATTCTTATGAAACTCTCAAAACAACAAATTCAACAACAACGCGAAGCAATCGACGGCTTATATGAACTTGTAAAAGATGCACCAGCTAGTGAACGTAAAGACTCCGCTATGGCGTATTGTGAAGGCTGTATCGCTGCTTGTGATTTAGGTCTTAAAGTACTCAATGGTAAAAAGACCGAAGCACCTAAGACTGAAGAGCCTGGAGTTGAAGCTACTCCGGCGGTAGAAGAAAAGCCTAAACGTAAACGTACTACTAAAAAGAAAGAAGAACCTGTAGTGGAAGCTCCAGTAGTTGAGGAAACTTCTGAAGAAGATGATTTAGACGATTTGTTATAAGAAAGGATAGCGCCTTATGAAGGTCTTATTCAATCTACAAGTACAACAGCTGTACGACCTAGTGCGGCGCAAACAAGTGACACCTAACATTCCAGCAAGCCATTACCATGTGGCTTGCGGACACTCCTTTAGTAATTTGTGGCCAATGAAATCCGGCGGATTCGGACTCATGACAGTTCCTGAAGCAGATTCGTTTTACTGCCCGATGTGTGGTGAACTAATCAAGGCGCAAGGTTATACTGCTGAAGTTGGTTACAGCAGCACTGTTCCTATTTCATTGGACTTATCGATAATCGACAGGGGCAATATCCTAGATGTGCAATTTGAGTACGACACTGTATATGCTGATGGCGATACAGGGATGATCTACAAAGGGTATAAGTCTCATCTTGTCGACGTATTACGGTTCGACTTCAAACAAAGAAAGACCTTTATCGTGCTTAAGAAACGCTCACGTAGCGACGTCGTCGAAAAGATGTCAGTATCTCCTTCTAGCTTCAGAAATGGTCTTCTCCCCTTGTTGGGGATTGTAGCTACGCTAAATTGTAGATTACATAACCACCAGGACGAATTGAAACGCTTCGCTAAGGTGTTAAAAGAAGTGTTCTTCACGAAATTATCAAAGGTCGTAGGCTATAAAGTCAAATCCATTCGGCAAGGCATACAAGTTACTAACAAGTACGGAGCTCTAGATAACCTACTTCATAACTTAGTATGGAAATTGCAAGCTCCGGATGCACCGGCTATCAATGATAGTCTTAAACGAGACTATGATGATTACTATAATCATAGATTCCCTAACGAGACCATCGGTATGGGCAACGTATTGGCGTTAACTTCAAAAGGTGAATCCTTTGTACAAGCTCTAATCCAGGCGCACAACTTACCTGACGCTAGATGGGTTCGTCGGTTACTGCACGATAGACCTTTCTTCTACACGAAGATCATCAAAGTTATGGCTACGTTATTTAAGAACAAGGACTATCAAAAGGCTATGGTCGATGTTATCAAAGATAACTCTGATAATACAAGTTATATTCAGTCTTGGCCCTTATGGCGAGATGACCGTGATTTATCTGTCATTCGTAAATTTGTTAACATCCTTAGCCATCAATACGGCGAGCGCCAGGCGTTCTTATTCATTAGAAATGCGCCTTCCTATCACGATATCAGAGATACAGCGAGTATGTATTTTGAGTTATCGAGGAGCCGTCGTAAAGAGGTGTGGGGTAGTCGCATCCAGGTGCGTAACCTACATGACACCATCACGAGAATGCAAAAGTTTGACAAAGTAGAAGACGAAATCGTACAGCAACGTAAAGCACATCGTGTGCTAGCTGATACGGTTAACGGTTATCGCTTCATGGCGATAGGTTCTACTCACGGCATCATTGATATGGGTATTCAGCTTAATAACTGTGTTAGCTCCTATATCAAAAAAGTAAAAGCTGAAACGTGTGCTATCGTAGGTGTCTATAAATGTAACGAGCCTGTAGCGTGTATCGAGGTTAACCCCGTTAATGATGTGGACGACTTCGTAGAGATACACCAGGCTAAACTTAAAAACAATCGTGGCGTATATGAAGACCACGATATTAACGGAGCCGTAACGCAGTGGGTAACTTCTCACGGCTTACGTGTTCCTAGGTATGTAGGGGACATCCACTTTGCGAAGGGAGGAGCGATGTAACATATGGATACAAATATCATCATAGCTACAGGCAGAAGTCGCTCCGCCCGTAGCTGGAAGTCTCAGAAAATGACTTGGAGTGCTTTGGCCAACAAATTGGCCGAGCCTACTGTAACGAATGAAACGGCTGCTGAATACGCCAAGATGTCTAAAGCTGATCAAGGCCAAAAGAAAGACGTCGGTGGTTTTGTAGGTGGCTATATTCCTAAAAATGGTAGACGGGTAAGAGGCGCTGTTAAAGAGCGGTACTTGATTACTCTTGATGCAGATAACCCTAGTGAGGACTTTCTATTAGACCTCGACATGGAATTAGGCGGAATGGAGTACGTGCTCTACAGTACACACAGTCACACGGATGCTAATCCTCGCTATCGCGTAATTATCCCTGTGGATAGAGCGATGCAGCCTGATGAGTACCAGGCGGTCTCAAGACGGATTGCAGATAATATCGGGATTGAGTCTTTTGACCCATCCACGCACCAAGCTGAGCGGTTAATGTATTGGCCAAGTTGCCCAAAGGATGTCGAGTATGTATATCAACGAGGCGAAGGCAACCTAGTATCTGTTGATCAATGTCTAAGTACATATCGTGACTGGCGTGATACGAGTCTTTGGCCAACGTCCGAAAAGGAATCACAAATTCGCCTTGATGCGGCCAAGAAACAAGGCAACCCGTTAGAGAAAAAGGGTTTACTTGGCGCCTTTTGTAGGTGCTACAGCATCACGGAAGCGATAGAAAAGTTCCTTCCTGGGGTGTATGGGCCGACACAAGTTGAGGGCCGATACACATATACGGAAGGCAGCTCAGTAGGTGGTTTAGTTATTTACGATAACGACACCTTCGCTTATTCGAACCATGCGACCGACCCTATCAGCGGTAAACTTGTTAATGCATTTGACCTGGTTCGCATTCACTTATTCGGCGCCAAAGATATTGGCGAAGACCCTGCGACTGCAGTTACTAAATTACCAAGCTATAAGGCCATGATAGACTTTGTCAACGAAGATGGCGCAGCACCAATCCTGCTCGATAAGGAACGTATGGCGGATATGGAGTTTGATGATATCACAGAGGATGACGAAGACTTTTTATCAAAGCTAAAACGTGATAAAAACGGTACTCCTGAGTCTGATGTATTCAACTGTTTGGTAGTACTTAAACAGGACCCATCCTTAAAAGGTAAAATCCGTCTTGATGAATTCGCACATCGGTTAGTCGTGATTGACGATCTTCCGTGGCGAGGTAAGGACGAAACTCCTTACTGGACGGACACCGACGATGCGTGTCTGCGTAATTACTTCGCTACAAAATACCTTATCAAGGGTAAGGGGATTATCGATGATGCCTTGCAAGAGGTAACGCAAGATAATAAATTCCATCCGGTACGCCAGTACTTAACTGGTTTAACTTGGGACGGTGAATGTAGACTTGATACTCTCTTTATCGATTACATCGGAGCGGAGGATACAGAATACATTAGGGCTGTTACCCGTAAATGGATGTGCGGTGCCATCGCACGAGTAATGGAACCTGGCGTTAAGTTTGATACGGCGATTGTGTTATATGGCTCTCAAGGTCTTGGTAAATCATTAATCCTAGAGCGGTTAGGCCGTAAATGGTTCAACAATTCTTTAGTTGATATCAAAACCAAAGATGCCCTCGAACAAATCCAGGGCTCATGGATCAACGAACTCGCTGAACTTGCACCTACCTATAAGAACGATAACGAAATCGTTAAAGCCTTTATCAGTCGTACCTCTGACCGGTTCCGTTCTCCCTATGGTAGACGCACCGAAGAGTACCCTCGCCAGTGCGTATTCGCTGGTTCTACTAATAATCTTATGTTCTTAAAGGACCGCACCGGTAACCGCCGATTCTGGCCGATTACTGGCGATAAGGACCGCAAGACTAAGAACGCCTGGGAGTTGTCAAAGGACGAAATTGACCAATTATGGGCGGAAGCGTTCACGTATTGGGCAGAAGGTGAACCTCTTGTATTAGAGGGCGAACTTGAAGAAGAAGCCCTTAGAATCCAATTATCACATACTGAAGGCGGTGAACTTGTAGGACTCATTGAGGAATACCTAGAGATGGAACTACCTGAAGATTGGGAGTCTAAAGACATCTACGATCGCAGGGAGTATATCCGGAATTATGGCGATGACGATTATTGTGGTTCAGTGCAGCGGGAGCGGGTTTGTGCCCTTGAGATATGGTGTGAAGTGATGGAGGGTGACAGGAAGAACCTGCAGAACGCAAAAGCAAGAGAAATCATTGACATTTTGCAATCTATTAAAGGGTGGAGTCCTTACACAAAAGGAACTGGTAAAGCACGATTCGGCAAGCTTTACGGCCCTCAGAGAGCGTTTGTCAGGGATGGAACTGGACTTCTTGATATCTATAAAAAGAATCACAAGAAGTAGGTGTGTCCAATTATTTGAGGTGTGTCCAATTATTTAATAGGCGCGAATGTTCGTAAAAATAATTATTCGAGCCTATACATCGATAAATTTTGATATAGTCTGATAATTGGACACACCAAACACGCATGGACACACTAATCGGACACGGGCAAAAATCAGATAACTGCTAATCTAATTAGTAATATGTATCTAGTGTGTCCAATTATTTATATAAAAATAAAAAAATAAATATATGAATAATTGGGTGTATATATATACGCGTAAAAAACGCAAATACGCGTATATATATATGTTGGAAAAAAATTGGGCACTTCGGACACACCCCCCCCATAAATCCAGTATTGGCGTGGGTTCATAGGTGTGTCCGAAGGTGTGTCCAAGCATTTATTGAGAACGAGGTGAGAACGATGGAAAAAGATATCGAACGTTGGCTAGGAAATCAACTCAAAAAACTGGGGTGCATATATATGAAATTCGTATCACCTGGAAATGATGGTGTACCTGACCGGATTGTAGTACTCCCTGGAGGTAGTGTTATCTTCATTGAGTTAAAAGCTACAACAGGAAAGTTAATGGCTAACCAACGAGTACAGATTTCACGATTACGAAAGCAAGGTGCCATAGTATTTGTCCTAACTGGTAAGCTAGACGCTAAGTTATTTTTAGACGATATAGAAAGGGTAATTCATGGACTTTCATCCACACGAGTACCAAGAGATTGCTATTCAGCGGATAATTGACCATTCGCATTACGGACTCTTACTAGACATGGGTTTAGGGAAGACAATCTCCACGTTAATTGCGATAGAGAAGCTTATGTATGATAGCTTCACTATTAAAAAAGTGTTACTCATCGCACCTAAGAAAGTAGCAGAATCTACCTGGGCGCAAGAAACACAAAAATGGAGTGCTACAAGATGTTTAACTGTGGCTAAGGTGTTAGGTTCCGAAAAAGAACGCATACACGCACTTAATAGTGAGTCTGACATTTATGTGATAAATCGTGAGAATGTGCAGTGGTTATATGATTACTATTTCGGAAAACCGAAAAAGAAGTTCCCTTTTGACATGTTGGTGATCGATGAAAGTTCTTCTTTTAAGAACCCACAGGCTAAGCGGTTTAAGGCTATGCGTAAAATGAGACCTCTCTTTAAACGCATTGTCATTCTAACAGGCACGCCAGCACCGAATACCTTAATGGATATTTGGGCGCAGATGTATCTTTTAGATGGCGGTGACCGATTAGGTAAAACGCTTACCGAGTTCCGATGCCGTTACTTTACACCGGACAAAACAAACGGGCACGTCGTGTATAGCTATCGTTTATTGCCAAATGCAGATACTGCGATATTTGGTAAAATCCAAGACGTTTGTATGAGCTTAAAAGCTAAGGACTATCTTAAACTACCAGAGCGCATTGAAAACGTAATTACTGTAGAAATGAGTCCTAAAGAATGGGCGCTGTACAAAGAAATGGAACGTGAGCACGTGCTAAGTATCGTAGATGATGACGACGTGAGCGCGCTTAATGCAGCAGCACTCGCCGGTAAATTGCTACAACTGGCAAATGGATCCATTTATAACGATGATGGTGAAATCGTAGTTGTCCATAACGAGAAGATTGAACGATTGAAAGAATTGGTAGAAACGAATGAAGGGAAACCGATGTTAGTGTTCTATAACTTCAAACATGACCTTCAATCGATTAAAGAAGCATTCCCGAAAGCCGTCGAGTTAAAGACCGATGATGATGTAGCTGAGTGGAACAAGGGCAAGATACAAATGTTACTGGCCCATCCCGCATCAGCTGGCTACGGTTTAAACCTACAAGCCGGCGGCAATATCATCGTGTGGTATGGGTTAACATGGAGTCTTGAACAATACCAACAAGCTAACGCACGACTTCATAGACAAGGACAAACACAGCCCGTGATTATCCACCACCTAGTAACAAAAGGTACGATGGACGAGCAAGTCATGAAAGCGTTAGAACGTAAAGAAGCCGGGCAGGACGCTCTCTTAGAAGCTATTAAATATCGTAAGGAATTGTATAAGGAGTGAGATTATGCAAAAGAAATGCAGACGATGCGGAGATAAATTTACTGTGTCCACTCATGAGGACTACTGCCCTGAGTGTGAAAAAGTAATGACACCGCCTGAAGCTGGTTATAGTAAAGAGATTACTTGTGAAGCCTGTGGAGAAACATTTATTCACAGAAAAGACAAGCCTACTGGTCGTTGGCCTAAGTACTGTCCTACTTGTGCCGAGAAGTATTCTAAACCGTATAAGAAAGAGGAAGACGATAAGAAGTCAAAACTAAAACAGACACTGCAAAAAGAACTCGACGCAGTACAGAAAGAAGACATGGTGAATCATCCGCCACATTACACACAAGGTAAGATTGAGGTTATCGATTTCATCGAAGACCAGCAATTCCCGTACCACTTGGGCAATGTCATTAAGTACATCTCGCGTGCAGGTCGCAAGGGCGATAAATTAGAGGACCTAAAAAAAGCGCAATGGTACCTAGCCAGATATATCGAACTGGTAGGCAGTGACGATGCTGCAGTATAGGTGAGCCTATGAATAGATCATGTACTGGGAGTAAGCACCCTGGAGTTAGAAAGCTACAACGATTACTTAATAGCCGTAGGCGGATGAAAGATATTGAGGCACACTTACATCGACTAGAAGCCGAGGCGCAAGAGGAGCGGTCGAATACTCCAGAGCAGCAACTAAATCTAAAAACAGCGCAGAACGATTTGGCAGAAGAATTCCGCACCTTATCTAAGGAGCGATACGAATTATGGACACTGATATGTAAGATTCCTAATGACGTCGAACGTACATTCCTGGAGAACAGATACTACTTCGGGATGAGTATGAAAGAGGTCATTGAGAGCATGCGCTACAGTGAAGCACGAATATATGCAATCCAAAGGAACGCTGTTAAAAGCTTTTGTCAAGTTTTTTCTAAAAATAAATAAAGACGATATGCAATTAGAGGTGGGTTCTATGATAATCTACAAGCGTGGTAAGGGGGATAACCAGGGAAAGTCCTCCGGAGCCATAAGCTGTAGGGTACGTTCATAGTGAATACCTTCCTCCACAAGCGATAAGCAGAAGGAATCATTAAGGACTACGACACAACCACGTAGTCCTTTTTGGTTACTTCATCAGATTTTATCGATATAGCATTAAATGAGAATGAATGATAAAAGGTACTCCCTAGCGATAAAACCAGCGGTGGTCGGCTCCG